TATTTAATATTGCTGGTTGTGAAATTGCTGTAAAAGGTTCAGAAGATTCTTCAAAATTAAGAGGTTCACATTTGGATAGAGTAGTGCTAGATGAATATGCTTATATGAAACCTAATGTATGGGAGGAAGTTATTTATCCTATGATGACTACAAACCCTAATTCAAGAGCTTTGTTTATAGGTACTCCAGATGGTTTTTCAAATGGTTTTTATGATTTATTTATGAAAGGGCAAACAGGTGATGACCCAGATTGGAAGTCTTGGCAATTTACGACTATTGACGGCGGATGGGTGCCAAAAGAAGAAATTGAAAGAGCTAAAAGAACAATGGATGAAAGAATCTACAAACAAGAATTTGAAGCTTCTTTTGAAACTGCTCAAAATAGATGTGCTTATAATTTTGATAGAAAAATCCATTTAAAAACAAATGCTGAAAAATCCTCTAATGCATATATTGGAATGGATTTTAATGTTTCTAAAATGACAGCTGTCTGTGTTTATGAATATTCAGATGGTACAATACATTATTTTGATGAAATTATTTTAAGAAATTCAAATACTGAAGAAATGGCTCAGGTAATAAAAAGACAATTTCCTGATATTAAAATTATTTATCCTGATCCAGCAGGTCAGGCAAGAAGCACAACTTCTAATAAATCTGATCATGCTATATTAAAAGAGCATGGCTTCTTAGTACGAGCTAGATTAAGACATCCTTCGCATCGAGACAGACTTAATGCTTTGAATAGGAAGTTACTAGATGCTGATCGTAATATTAAGATGACAATAGACCCAAAATGTAAAGAATTGATAAAGGATTTAGAGCAATGCGTTAGAGATGTGAAAACTGGTGGAATAGCAAAAGCAGATATAGAAAGGACACACGCTCTTGATGCTTGTTCTTATTTAATAGAATATAAATGGCCGATAAAATGGTTAAGAGCGGCGTCAGTAAATTGGTAGGGAGGACAAAACAAAGAGGAAAGTATGATAAATCTAGGTAGAAGTGTAAATACAGTAGTCATCCCAGAATATTCAGATTCATTAGTAATAGAATCAATATTAGATGCACAAAAAAATGAAAATTCTAGAAAGGAAGCTGAGAAAAAAACAGCAGTAGAATTTTATTTTAATGATAATATGGATGTTCATTTGGAGCAATGGTTTGCTGGGGATTCTTTACAACAAGTTCCAACTTTTCCTCAAAGAATAGTTCCAAGATTTGCAAGAGCTAGAATGATGTTATATAAACAACCACCAAAAAGATATATTAATGGAGAAGAAAATGATGTATATAAAGAAGTTGTTTATAAATTAAATTCTAAAACAAGAGTTTTTGCCGAGTTAGCTTGGCTTTTAGGCGCTTGTCACATGAAATCGTCAGTAGATGATCATAATAAAAAAATATATTATGAAGTTCTTCCTAATGTTAAAGAATATTATGTTAATGGGGAAATAGAACCTTTTGGATATAGCTGGGAAATAGACAAAGACGCAACAAAGAAACATTATGTATTTTGGAGTTCAGCTAGAGATGGTTCGCCAGGAATGCACTTTCAATACGATCAAGATGGGAAAAGATATGCTGTTGAAGGTAATGAAGATATGATAAACCCTTATGACATTGCTCCTGTCAGTAGGGTGGAATACCCCTCTAATGCTTATGACGTAGTCAGGGCATCAGTCCAAATTGGAATCGCTATGACAGAGATAGCTTTAGGGGTAAGATTTAAATTAGGTCAGCCAGTTTTTACTGGAATAGATGAAGGGCAAAGCAAAATAAAAAGTGGAATTGATAATGCTTTAGTTTTACCTGAAGGTGCAAGTTTTAATTATGTAAGCCCTAATGGAAGCTTAACAGAAATGATTGAATCAATAAAGGCTTTTGCTAATCAAACTGCTGAGAATAATCACCTTAGAATTAGATGGGGCGAATCTGGAGGAAATAGCCCTTCTGGAGAAGCTTTAAGAATATTAGAAATAGAAAATCTTGAATCTAGGCAAAGTGACGAATTTTTATTTAGAGAATGGGAGCATAAAAGATATTCTATAGACAGAGTGCTTTCAGAAAAACATGGATTAGGAGTTTTTAGCGAAAATTATTCTGTAGATTTTGAAGAAGTACAATTCCCAATGACATCAAGTGAAGAAAGAGCTTGGCTTGATTGGAAACTAGCAAAGGGTATAATGTCTCAACGAGATTTATTATTATACTTTAATCCAGATATGACAGATGAAGAGCTAGAAGTTAAAATAGGCGAGGTTCGTGAAGAAAGGCGTATAGAAAAGGAAGAAAACGAACCACCTAAACCTACCTTTGGAGGGTTAAGAGACCTTGGCACAGCTAGTCAATAGTTATTTAGATAAAATAGAAATTATAAAACTAAAAATGGCTAAAGATTCCGACAAGATTCTTGAAGCTATAAATTTAGATGAATTACTACAAGACCCAGAACTTTACTTAAAAACTCTTGGAAAAGCTTTTCTTGATGAACATTCACCAGAAATAAGGAAAGGCTTTGATGAAGGGAAAAAATTTGCTAATGAGGTTATGAAAAGAACATGAACCTTTCTATAGAATTAGAAAAGAAATTTAATTTAAATAAAGTAAAATTTGATTTATCTAAACAAATTAATATGTTTGCTGGGTCAGTTGTTTTAGATCATAAGAACAGATTAAAATACGGCCAAGATGTATATGAGAGACCAATGAAAAAACTATCTGGATCAACAATACAAAGCAAAAGAAACAAAGGAATGAGGAAACCTAGAGTTCCTCTTTACGGAAAAGGAGTTATGCTAAATGTTTATCCTGTACAAAGAGCTACAAAAACAAAACCGTTAGCTATTATTATTCCTCCTAAAAAAAGAAAAGAAGTAGCATCGTATCACCAGAACGGAACAAAGCCTTATGTTATAAAATCTAAAACAAAACTACTCGGTCCGATATTTACCCCCAGAGGGGATAAGTTTTTTGCTAAAAAAGTTAATCACCCAGGATTACCAAAAAGAGAATGGTTTGGAATTACAGTTAAGCAAGAAAAAAAAGGATTAAAATTAATAGAGTTAGAAATTGACAGGATTTTAAAAAATGCCTGATGTTGAGGAAAGATTAGAAAACCTTGAAATTGCTATAGGGCTTCAGGTTGAAACAGTAGCGGCAAAAACAGCTTTAGATTTAAACTTAACAATTCAAATGTTAAAATTGTCTGGAATGTCTAATGATAGAATTAAAAAGTTATTACTTGCAGATTTAAAAGATGGTGGTGTAATTTTCGGAACCTATAGAAATGCTATTAAAAATACAACAGGCAATGCAGTCCAGATGGCTAGTACAGAAGCTTCAAGAAATGTTTTTGAATCTAGAAACGTTAAAGAATATATGTGGGTTACAGGCGGAGGGAATACTTGCCCAGATTGTTTACCAAGGCACGGACAAAAAGCAACTTATGAGCAATGGGAAATTGCAGGGTTGCCTAGGTCTGGATTTTCAGTTTGCAAACATCACTGCGGATGCACCCTTGTCCCTTCAGGGTATAAGGGGGAAAAGCTTGATAAAGCTTTATTTCGGACAAAAAGAATTAAAGAGTTGAGAAAAAGATATGCCTAAAATTGGAAAGAAAAAATATAAGTACCCTAAGCCAAAAACTTCTAAAAGTAAAAAGTTTAAAAAAAGATAACTGGAGGCAGAATGTCCGAAGAAAATAAATCACAGGAAGTGAAACCCGAACCAAAGGCTTATGTCGAACAGCCTGTGGTCGAAAAACCAACATCGACAGAGGTGGCACCTGATAGCCAGAATAACGACCTAGAACTCCCTGATTATGGTCAGTTAGTGCAGGAAAGCAAAAAGTATAGAAAAAGGGCGCAAGATTCAGAAGCAAAACTTCAAAAAATGCTAAAAGAAAAAGATATTGAAAGACAAAAACAGATGGAATCCCAGAACGAATGGCAGGCATTGGCTGAAGAAAGAGCAGTTAAAATACAAGAATTAGAGCCTATTGTTGAGCAATTCAAAAGAGATGAAGCTGAGCAAAGAGAATTAATTCTTTCTGATTTTAATGAAGAAGATAAAGCTCAGTTTGGAGGATTATCTTTGCCTCAATTAAGAACCTTGCATAGTAGATTAGTTAAACCAACAGGTGATTTAGTCCCAACAGATAAAACTCCAGCTAGGTCTTTAAATCCAACTAATAAAGATTGGACAACTATGAGCGAAAGCGAAAGAAGATCAAATTGGGGAAGTATTGTTCGTGGCTATGCCTTAAAAAAATAACAATAACCGTAAAAGGATATAACGATGGCAAATTATTACGGATTTACTGGTGATGTTACCCAAAAGTCAGATGTTGATGTATTTGTTCCTGAACTTTGGTCAGATGGCGTCTATCGGTATTTCGAAAAACAATTAATCCTTAAACCTTTCTTTGATGATTACTCAAGTTTGGTTCAAGGACGAGGAGATGTATTACACATCCCCACAATACAAGAAGTGGCAAGTGCTGATAAATCTGCTAATACAGCGGTAGAGTACACAGCTAATGTTGAAACAGATATTGATTTGGCGATTGATCAACACAAGTACGCCGCTAAATTATTTGAAGATATAGCCTTGGTTCAATCAAATGAGCAGTTATTTTCTAAATATGCTCAAAGTATGGCTTATGCATTAGCAAAAGCTGTTGATACCAAGATTGAAGCTCTTCTTCAAACATTAGGTACAACTCAAACTTTGGCGGCTGATAATTCAATGTCTAATGCAGATGTTGAAACTGCCTTAGGTACTTTAATGGCAAATGACATCCCAGCAGATGAATGTGCTTTCTTTGTGAATCCACTTATCTATGCTGATTTGCTAAACTCCAAAGCCTTTGTTACAAATAACTCTGGTACAGGAGTTGGTTTTGGTAATGATAACCCTGTAATGAGTACAGGTCAAGTTGGAACTCTTTTTGGGATTCCAGTAATGACTAGCTCTTTAATTCCTACAACTACAAGCACAGGAATTGAGGCGGCCTACTTAGTACATAAGTCAGCTATTGCGGTTGCAGTTCAACAGGATATAAGAGTACAGTCCGAATATGA